GAAAACGACACGGACGAGTGGAAGGAGATAGAGCGGGAAGTCTCGTTGTCTCCGCCAAGTATTTTGACACGCGAAGGCGCGCTCGAGTGTCTGCGGAGTGCACTGCGGGTCGACGGTATGGGCAAGTTTGAAAACGCCCTCGTCACTGCCGCGCTGAAATATTTCCAGGCATAATTAAAAGCACTGACCAGCGGCGATCGTTTTCAACATCTTCTCCCCTTTCGCGTTTTGGCGAGAAGATGCTTGTTTCCGCCACGGTTGTAAAGCGCTCACCGATACACGGGGTCAGCCAAGCTCTCACGCAGGCGAAGGCTGAGGATCTTGTTGCGGATCAGGACACCGTCCTCCTGTTTTGCCGAATTGCTGGCCCGGGTTTTCAGCGATCGTTGCAAGGTCTCCTTCGTGATCGGCACACCACCATGTACCGGCAACGCGTTGAACTTCTCGATCGCCTTCACGGCATCATCGACCGCACCGTCATCCTGAGACAACGCCGCCATCGCGAACTTGTTGACCAGGCGCTGGCGCTCGTCGAGGACGCGCCGCTCAGCATTCTTCAGCGCCGTGTTGCGGTCCCACGTCTCCGCTACCCTCGCCGGATTGAAGCCGAGCGCCTGGGCGACGATATCGTGGTAGCCCATCTGATCGGCCGGCAGAACCTGATCCCCACCAACCGTCGTCAAGCCTTCGCTTGCATAACGATAGGCCTTCATCAGGTCCCGAACCGCCTTGGGCGCCATCATTTCGATGCCACGGGCGACGTCGCCGTCATAGATCAGGCTGCCACCGGTGTAGAGCGTTTCCCCGAGCCCCGCCGTCGCGCCGAGCGTCTGTGTGAGCCAGTATTGGTACTCGTCCTTGCCCTGAAGGTCGCGAGACGGAGAACGGAACCACAAGTCCGGCATGCCGATGCGGCTCGACAGATCAATGCCGAGGTAGTGACCAGGCACACCATTCAACACTACGCCGCCGAGCTCGGGCCCGAGGATATCAACGACGTTGGCCTTGAACTGCGTTTCGAAATCCATGGGATCGTCGTCATCGCCGAACACCATGCCGGCGAGCCCCATCAGCAGATGGAAGCCAACGGTGCCCGAGACGCCCGCCATCAGTGACATCATGCCGACGACGCCGGCGAGCTGATAGCGCGCCTCTTTGCGGGCCTGTGCCGTTTCGCCCTTCATCGACTGGTGAATATCCCTGAAGAGGCGATAGAGCATGTTGATATTGTGCTGACGGAAGACGAGAGCGACCTTGGCGAGGTCGTTCTGCAGGACGGCAGGCCGCGATGAGTTCGCATAGTCAAAATGCGTCTTCCAAGTCAGATCATGCGCCGTGTCGATCGCAGCGGACATCGTCTGCCCAGCGTCGCGGGCCATGCGGTATGCTGCCAGCGCCGTCACCTCGCGGTTCCAGACTTCGGCGCGATGGAACGCCCAGGAGATGACACCCATCACCCGCGCCCGCAGTGGCGTATACTCCACGCCAGTTTCACCCACGCCGGCAAGGTCATGGCTCTGCGTCCGGTCGATCAGGCCCGATTCATAGAAGTCCTTGATAGCTGCCTTCTCGTCCTTCGAGAGGTTGCCATTGATGATCGAGCCGCGGCCCCTGACTGTGTCCATTGACGCCTGCGCCAGTGCTGCGCCCGCCTTGGCAAAGCTGCCGAACTTCGCCGACAGGATAGGTAGGCCGAGCATGACCGTTTGCGTCATGTTGACGGCGGCAGCGGCCGGTGAAGCTGCGAGGAACCACACAAAGGCCGTGCTCGTCATGGTCTGCGCCACCTTGCTGCCGGTCGGGTTCATCACCCACTCATGGCGCTTCGACAGCTCGTTGGCGAGCGTGACGCCGCGGGTCTGGTCATCGCTCTCCTTTGCCTGATCCATCGCCTGGCCAGTGAGCTCCTGCAATTCGAGCCCATACTTCAGGCGCGCGACCTGGTGCGCGCTGTGGAACATATGCGACGAGAACACCCGCAACGCGTCGCCGGTGAAACCTGCGGTGCCCTGGCGATGGATGAAGCGCTTGCGAGCCGAAAGGTCCGGCATGCTTTCCAGATACCGCTGCCAGATCTGATCCATGATGTCGTTGCCGACGCCCGCACCGCCGAGGATTTCTTCGATCTCAGCAACGATGCGCGGATCCATGGCTTTGCGAAGATCGCTCCCCGCCTCCATCACACCCACCTCAACTTTCGCGCCGCCAGCACCGCGGCGGAGCTCGTCGGCAAAACGATCACGAGCGGCAGCCGTCTCGAATTTCGAGAAGCTCAACACCTTGCCATCGATGTCGCGTTGGGTGACGAAATACCGCCCGAAGCGGCCAAGCGGGAAATAGGGCTCTTCGACGCGGCTTGCCTCGAAGGCGATGCGCATCTTCGTCAGCCGGGCCTTCGCCGCCCACGTGGCTTTCGTCGTCTCCGCCTTGTGGGCGCTCGCAGCGTCTTCCTCGGCATTGCGCCGATCGATGCCCGTCAGGCCGCTGTCCCTGATCTTCTCCATCGTCTTGCGATAGCGCGCCTCGGCGCGATCGTGGGCGATCTGCTGGGCCTTCCTTACGTTATCGAGAAGGATTTCGTCGAGCTCAAGCGCCTGTCTCTTGTAGGCATCGCGGACACGTTGGTAGAGCTGCCTGCCCTTCTCCGGCATCGCCAGATACTGCTTCCGCAGCAACTCATATCCGGGCTTCTTCTTCGTCTCCTCGTCGGTCTTACTCGGATCGACACCAGCAAGCGTGCTGTTGTGCATCAGGTTCGCCAGTTCCTGGGCGCGGCTCTTGTCCTTGCCGAGGAAACCAAGGCGTGCATATTTCAGCCACTCCCCGGCGATTTCGTCGGCGGCGGCATGCTTCGTGCCACGGTAGGCGTCCATGAGGCGCTTGACGCGGAGATAATCGCCGACAGCGGTCATGTTCGGCCGGGCGAGCTCCGTGAAATAGTTCAGCGGGATCGTCTTCAGGAGTGTCGGCTGGATGTCGATGAGCTTGCCATTGAGCTCCTTGACGACGCGCGTTTCGGTTACGCGCTTCCGCCCTTCGACTTTTCCTGAATCATCTGGCGCGCTTGCTTCAGAAAGGCCTGTCGCTGCGGATCGTGGGCCGGCCACTTGCTGATCGACTGCGCCCAATCCTTCCATGCCTGCAACGTGTCGAACGGCGTTGGAGGATCGATTAGTCCCTGGACTGCTTGGATCTGGTTTTCCATTTTTGAAGAATGCCCTCGTGAGTTTCAGAGCGGCTTCGTCAATTTTCCGATCAAGCCCCGGAACAATTGACAGATCATAAGGCCTGCTCGTTGAAAAGTCGATGATGCCGGCTCGGTTAGCCACAAGCGCTGCAAAGTGATGGAAGGCCTCTTTGGCCTGTGCTTCCGTGATACGGCGGTCCTTCACGAGGCTGGCGAGATAGGGCTCGACCTCGTAGGAAATCGTCGCAAGGTTGCTCGAGAAGGTGAGGCTGTCCCGCGTGATATTCGGGCTGGCAGACAGATAGTCCCTTGCAGCGGATGTCATGCCACCAACGGTGTCGTAGCCATTGTGCCCCAACGCGTAGATCTGGTGCACGCCGGGATAAACTGTCGCGGCGATGTCCTGCGCGCTAAGCGGCGTGTCGGAGGGGTGGTTATGATAGAGTACCAGGCTGCGATCCGGGTTCGCCATTGCCGAGGCGAGCTTGTTGCTCATGCCGGTGTAGCGCGGATCGCCGGCCGTGCCGAACTCGATCGTAGAACCGTCATCGTCGATCGCAACGAGATATTCGTGACCGCTTGACCGGCCATTCTCCATGACGATGCGGCGGGCCCAATCGGCGTAGCTCTCGCCCTCGCCGCGCTCCGGAGCCTGCGCCTCCTTGAACCGGCCATCGCCACGAACAACTGGATCAGGGCGCTTCGCTACGGTAGCGTTCGCGGCACCCTTCTGCTTTGGCTTCAGTTCATCGAGAATACGGCGATGGCGTGCCGACGTGTCCGCGAGCTCTTCGGCGTGCTTCCACGGGCCGAGCTGCTTTTCAAGCGACGGGATCTGCTCTCTCGCCTCTGTTGCACGATCGCGGTCCAACTTGGGCAGCAGCGAGAGCTTCTTGACGGTGTTGATCACGCGCATGCCGAGCCCGGTCGCGTCAACGTCGGCAGCGTCCTGGACGTGCACCTGATAGTCCCGGTCGCCAGACACGGTGACTTCGAACGCGCGATCATACTGGTGCTCGATCGACAGCGTGAAATCACCGTACTTGCCGAGTTCCGTTTCGCCGGCGTGGTCGATCAGCTCCTTGCGCATCGCCGCGGCTATCGCGGCACCGAATTCCTTCGGCTTATCGAAGCTCTGACCGCTGATCGTCGCCTCAAATGGCTTGTCGGCAATAGCCTCCGCCCGCTCCGCATCCTTCTGCACGGAGCTCGAGCGCGCTTCGATCTCGTCGGCCTCCTGCTTGAGCGATCTGATCTTGCCCTTGATACGGTGCTGCTCGCGATCGTGCTCGACCGATTGGCCTTCAAGCTGGCGGAGCTTCCGGCGGGTTTCCATCTCTTCGAGAATGAGAGGATTGCCGGAGGCCGCAGCCTTCATCTCGGCCGCGTTCGCTGCCTCGCCGGCGATGTCCTCGATCTCGCGGGTTTTCAGATTGCCCTTGCGAACCTGCTGGATGAATCGCGCCTTCGCCTCGATGCCCTGCCACTGGCGTGCATCGAGGGTGTTCTTTGTCGCGTAGCGAAGGATCTCGATTTCGAAGTTGTCCGGATCCTCGCCATACAGCTCATTGCCCTGGCGGATACCACGGCCGTCGCGCTGCTCGAGGTCGGACGGACGCCACGGCGCATCGAGATGATGGAGCGCCACGAGGCGGTTCTGGACGTTGGTTCCGGCACCCATTTTCGGTGTTGAGCCGAGAAGGACTCGGACGCGGCCCGATCGGACCTTTCCGAACAGTTCTTCCTTCTGAGCCTCGGTGTTGGCGTCATGGATGAAGGCGATCTCATCGGCAGGGATGCCGCGAGAAATCAGCTTCTCGCGAAGATCATCGTAGACTGAGAACGTGCTCTGCAGCGCGAGGAAGTCATCCGGCGACATATTGTCGAGCTTTTCCTGCGCCGCCTCGTCGCCCTCGTCTGCCTTCTGGATTAGGGCACGGAGCTCCGCCTCTTCTCGGGCGCGAGCCTTCTTCGGCGTCGAAAGGTCGATGAACACCAGCTGCGTGCCGCGGTCCCCGCTCCAGCGATCGTAGATGCGCTTGATGTTGTCGGCGGAGACATGGACCTTCGAGCCCGGATGATCCGAGTAAGCCGGATCGATCAGGCGCATGTCGAGCGCCGCCTTGCGGGCATCCGACATAACCTTGAGCATGTTGTCGGCGCCCTTCTCCGCCTTCTTCGGCAGATTTTCAGCGCGCCAGACGAGGGAGCCCTTGGGGAACTCAAGATTTCCCGTGTCGTCTGCCTTGCCCTCGCCGATGAAGGCCGCCTGATCCGGAGAGCGCTCGACGGTGATGTTGGTCGGCTTGCCGCCCTTCACCTTCGGCAGTGGCAACTTCTTGCCGATGGCGGCCAACTGCGCCTTGATGTCGTCGTTGGTGATGACGTCGGCGAAGCTGAGATAGCGCTGCATCAGCTCGGGCATGTTCACGAACTTGGCAAACCGGCTGTTGAGCTTGTACTGGCCGCTCGGCGAGAGCTCCCAATCGCTGACTACCTCGCCGAACACCCTTGCCCAGGCATCGAAATGCGCGACACCGAGATTGCGCAGCGCCTTCTCGTCGAGATACCGCTGGACCGTGAACATCTCGGCCATGGTGTTGCTGAGCGGCGTTCCGGTGAGGAATGCGACGTTGTTGCCGCCGGTCTTTTCGAGGATGAACCGGCTCTTCATGTAGAGGTCGGACGCCTTCTGGCTGCCCGCCTGATTGCCGAGACCGGCAACGCGGTTCATGGATGTGGCGAAAGCGAGGTTCTTGAACTCATGCGCCTCGTCGACATAGAGGGCGTCAACGCCGAGCTCGTCGAACGTGAGGCCATCGTCCTTCTTGCCGGCATCCAGCAGCCGTTCCATCTTGGCCTTGAGGTTGTCGCGCCATTTGGTGAGCTGGGCGACGTTCCGCGACTTCTCGCCAGTGTTACGGCGCAGCTCCCCGATGGACTGTTCGAGATCATCCATCTGTTGCTGAATGAATCGACTTTCGTAGTTTGGGTCGATCCCGATCTTGCCGAACGATGAGTGCGCAACAATGACCGCATCCCAGTCGCCGGTGGCGACGCGGGCAAACAGCCGTTTGCGGTTCTCCTTCTCGAAATCCTTCTTCGTGGCTGCCAAAACCTTCGCGCCCGGATAGAGGCGTACGAAGTCGGCCGCCCATTGCCCAACGAGATGGTTCGGCACGACAAACATCGGCTTGCGCGCCTGGCCGATGCGGCGCTTTTCCATCGCCGAGGCGATCGCCGCGAAGGTCTTACCAGCACCAACAGTGTGATCCTCGAGCGCGGTTCCGGATTGCAGCGATCGCCAGACGAAATTTTTCTGGTGCGGACGGAACGATATGATGTCGTCGCCAACCTTGCCGGGCAGCGTGAGGTGCACGCCGTCAAAGCTGCGCATAACATCGGTGTTGAAGGTGTCGTTGTAGAGCCGCGCCAGCTCATCGCGGCGGGCGTCGTTGTCCCACAACCAGCGGCGCCATTCCGCCTTTACGCGCTCCGCCTTCTCGTTCGCTGCGTCGGTTGCCGGCTGGTTGAGGACCGTCGTGCCGTCGTTCATCCGGTCGGAGATCGTGATGGACTGACCGTTCATCACAGCACTGAGGACGGTATCAACGCTGGCGCGATCGGTGCCCCATTGCGTCTGAGCCGCCGACGCCGGCGATGGCACGTCGAGAACCCACTTGGCGTTCGCTGCGGAATAGTAGGCCTTCGGCTTCACTGAGGACTGAGCGACATGCTTGATGAAGTCCTCGATGTGCTTCGCCGGCACCCAGGGTGAACCGGGCTTAACGTCGATGTCGATCGCCTCGATATCGGCCGGCTGAACGTCACGAAGGGCGTTGATGTTCCGGCGGAAGTCCGAATCCTGCTCGGCGGCGCGCTCCGCCTCTGCGAGCTTCTGCTTCACATTGCCGGAGAGATAGGCGTCTGCCGTCTCGTACGCGCCCGACGGGGTCTTGTAGAGAAGTGGGCCAAGCTCGCTGACGATGGCGTCCGCGGGCTTGCCGTAGAGCCGGGACATCGCGTCCAGATCAACGCGACCGAGATCATTGAGGACGGTCGCGAGGGCGTCCTTGGCGCTGCTGGCCGACGTCGGGCGCCGATATGGCTGCTGCGTCCGCTTCGAGAAGATCGCGGCCTTCTCCGCCGATGCTGGCTTTGCCTTCTCGCCGGTCGCCTTGGCAACGGTGGCGCTGATGCCCTTGTCGAAACCCTGCTCCAGTGCGGAAATCTGCGGCCAAGTGGGATCATCGCGGAATAGGCGCTTGTTAGCGTCCGCATTGATCGGGCCGTGCTTCTTCACGAACCCGTCGTAGAGCGTGTTGAGCCGGTTGCGGAGGTTCTCGATCTGCTGGTCGGTAGCCTTCTCGTCGATCTGCGCACGGCGCAGCCGAGCGAAAGCGTCACGCACGCGCACCATGCCCGACACACGTTCCTTGGCCGTATCGTTCGGGAAAGCAACGGCAGCAGACTGCGCTTGCCCGATCGAATCAGGCAGGCGCTGGTGGACAGTTCCATCCGGAGCCGCAAACATGGCACCAACCTGCACGTCGTTGACCGTCTCAGGCACAACGACGGTCTCGGTCGCGACGTGACCGGGCTCCACCATGATGTTTTCAGGCAGGCTGCGGATTACCTTGGCGAGCTCCGCCTGCGTGTCCTGGCCGCCACGAGCGATGAGCGCGGGTTCATCAGGTCCATACATCGACCCGAACGCACCGAATTCACCGAGCATCATCTCGGGATGCGCAATGAAGTAGTCGTTGAGCGGGACTACGTTACCGTCGCGCCCCCGATAGTCCGACACGCTAAGCCATTGGCTCGAAGATGAAGCCTCGCCGGGAAGGCGTTTGCGGAGAATGACGATATCCGTCGTCACTTCGGTACCGGCATTCTTGAGGAAGGCGTCGTTCGGGAGGCGGATCGCGGCAACGAGATCGGCCTTTTGAGCAATGAGGTTTCGCGCTGCGGCGGACTGTCCGTCGAGGAATCGGTTGGTGACTACCATCGCCAACACGCCGCCCGGGCGGAGAGCTTCGACACTCTTTGCGAAGAAGAAATTATGGATCGAGAGCTTATTTAGATGACGACGGTCTTTGTCGTACACCTTCTCGCTGCCGAACGGCGGGTTGCCGATCGCCAGATCGAAATAGCCATCAGGCACCGTGAGCTTTTCGAAGCCCATGGGTGTCTGGATATTGGCACTCGGATAAAGGTTCTTTGCGATACCACCGGTGATGCGATCGAGCTCGACGCCAGTTACCTTCGCCGCATCCCTGACTTCACCCGGCATCAACCCGAGGAAGTTGCCGGCACCCAACGATGGCTCGAGCACCTGGCCGCCCTTGAAGCCAAGCTTTCGCGCAATGTCCCAAACCGCCGACACGATTTCCGGCGCTGTGTAATGGGCGTTGCGCGTCGAGGATTCGGCGGCACTGTATTCTTCCGGTGAAAGCAGCGCCTTCAACTCGGCTGCCTGCTTCTCCCACCCCTTCGCCACGGAGCCGTCCTCACGGGCGAATGCCTGGCGCAAACCGCCCCAACCTACCCATTTCGCGAGCACCGACTGTTCGTCGCGCGTCGCCGACCGCTTCTCTTCGTCGAGTGTGCGAAGAAGCCTGATCGCGGCAACGTTCCCCGCGAATTTCGTCTTCTGGCCGCCTTCGCCGAGATTGTCATCGGCCGACAGCGTGTAATCGACCGCACGCTGCTGTGCGGGGACAGCGGCGGATTGGACATCCCGCAACTGATCCGATATATTTTCTTCTGTTCGCGGCGGGGCCGACGCAGACCGGTCACCCCACAAAGCGCTGAGACGGCGTGAACTTTTCTCAGAGTGCCGCGAACCATTCTCAAACGCAGTCAGAAGCCAAGTTTTCGCCGTGCCGTCATAGTCAAGACGCACACCGGCATTGCCGCTCTCGTCACTGAGCTGGATGCGACGAGTGGTGCTACGATCCTTGTCAACGTGAAGGCGATCGATGAAACCTTGGAGATCGCCGAGCACTTCCGGGTGCCATGCAATTAGCTTGGCGAGGCCAGCTCCGTTGCTCGCGTTCGTGCCGGCATTACCCCAAACGAGATCGATAGGGCCAACGTCCGGATGCGAAAGAGCGCCGATCGCGTCCCCAGTCTGCCGCCGCTCGAGCTCAAGCGCCGCGTCACGCCACTTGCCCTCATAGCCGCGCAGAATCGGACCGAATGGGCCCTGCTCTAGATTTTCATCGTCCGCTGACCGTTTGCGACCGCTTTCATCGCTTCGTGGCTGATTGAAGAGGTCGGCTTCTCTTTCGCGCTCCCCTCTTCCGGAAGCAGGAGATAGTTCTCCCTGCTCATCTGCCACGCCTCGTCCGGACTGTACCCGCTCTCCTCGAGCTGGCTTGTCTCGCGATACGTCTGCTCGGCTGCGTCCGTTAGCGCCTGGTCGAGCTTCCCGCTCTGCGTCAGTTCCCGATACCGGTTCGGAAGGTGTTCCTTCCAGTGCTGGCGACCCAGCTCGATCCAGTTCTGCAGGTTCACTCTCGTCTCCCGTGATCGTCGCAACGTCGAATGCGTCTACGTCGGCCGCACCGGACATTCCATCGAAGCCGGACGCGCGTGGATCGTACTTTAAACCCATATACCACGATTTCAGATAGGGGCGCGCGGCCTCCCCAAGATCGCCGATCATGGCGCTGGCGTAGGCTGCGAAGGTGCGGGCGCCCTTCTCGATGTGATAGCCAGCAAGGGTGATGCCCGCCTGGAGCAGCTCCGGATCGACACCGGAGTTGATCTGCGATCCATTCAGCTTCTTGCGGAGCAGCTCTCGCGCCTTTGCGGCAGCGTCTTCGGTGAATATCTTGTTCTCCGAAACAACGGGCGCGGGCTTAGCGGTCGGCGCAGTATTCGCCCTCTCCCTGATCTCAAAGCGCTTCCCGTTCTCGACAATCTCGTGCGTCGTCGCGAGCGATTGCTTAGAGATGAAGGACTCGGCTTTTTCGCGCGAGCCGAACCATTTCGGCGCGAACGGCTGATCTGTCTTGCCGGACTTCAGCCATTGCTTGAAATCGCCCATCGTCGTGGCGCTGACATCGCCGAGACCCTTCCAGCCCGGGGCGTAATTTTCCAGATACGCAGCGCGGGCCGAATCCTCGCTGTCGAAACCGATCATCACCTTGTGCTCGTCGAAACGACCATTGCCGCTCTTCTGGTCGACGACGAAAACGGGCGAACTATCGTCGAGCTCGGTGGCGCCTGGACGAACGAAGGCATCGATGTGATCCTTGTCGCGACCGACAGTCCCGCGAATGTAGCCATAGTGGCTTTTCATCTTCACGGACCACGGGGTACCATTGGGATCGACGCCCTTCCGCTCAGAGCCTTCCGGGTTCTCGACGGAGATCTCAAGGCCGCCGAGCTTAAGGCGACCAACCTTGTAGTTGCCAGCCTCCTTCTGAGCCTGTGAGGGCTCGGGCAAGCCATTTCTCGGCGACGTGGCTGCCTCATGAGCAGCCGCATCAGCGTCGGACGATACCTCTGTGATCGCGTTGCCAGCGTGCATGCGACCGTAGGCCTCGTATCCGCTGACGTCGGAAGCCGGCTGCCACAGCTCAAGTGGGAATCGGCCCGCGGCCGGTTCGTCATGAACGGGGACATCGCGCCCGTCGGGCATCACGCCCCAGCGGTTTTGCGCTTCATTCCACGTCAGAAGCGACGCTTTGCCATCCTTGAGAATGACGCGCGAGCCCTTAGAACCAATGCCGTTCATACCCGCCGAGCTGAGAACAGACGCGTTCGTATCGACATAGACAGTCTTCGCGGTACGCGGCTTAGCTCCGCTGTCGCCTTCATGGCCGGGATCACTCCGCGCTGCTTTGTTGCGGGTGGTCGTGCCATCGGGATGCACCTCGTAAGTGCTTCCCTTGGCTGTGGTGAAACGAGAGACGATGCCAGCAGGAGCAGCATCTGGGATCGGTGTGACGTCCGCCGGCGTCGTCGTAGGCGTCTCAGGCGTCCGAACCGCCTCGAGCTTCTTCCTGATCGCGGGCGTGAAACCTGCCCACTTCGATTTCTCGCTGCGTTTGATGCCGGTTTCTGCGAGGACACGTTTGCGCCCGAGATCATCGAGCGTCAGGTCCCACCAGTCGGCAAAGCTATCGCCCTGCTCTGTCGTTTCCGGCGCAGCGGTGGCGGCGCTCTCCTCGTTCTTGCGATCACGCTGCCACTGGCGCAGCCGCGTATCGTTGACCGGATGCATATGGACCGGCAACGTGGATCGGGCTTCCTTCGCCGCGCGGTCGACGCGATAGCGGTAGTCGTCTGCCATCGAGGTGACGGCAGTCGTCGAGACATTGAAGGCATCGGCTAGGCGCTTCACTTCAGCGGCACTTACCCGCTCAAGGTCCGTGTGAGCTTCCCTGCCCAACTTCTTCGCAATAAAGCGAGATTTCGCGATGTCGAACAAAGCGGCGTGGTTGTCGTCGGGGAGTACTACGGTCTTTCCAATCACCTTGCGGCTGTTCGGACCGGCGTCGCCAATCTCGCGCTCGATCGGCGGATTTCGCTCAAGGTCCTGCTTCTCGATCTGCTTCGGGGTGAGCTTGTCGACGTAAAGGCGATCGACTGGAACCTGCAGCACCTCGCCGTCATCGGTCGTGACAACGGTTTCAGTGTCGCCTTCCTCGTAGCTCTCAACCTTTGCAGCGAAGCGCCCTATCCTCGCATCGTCGACGATGACGCGCTGACCAGGCGACGGGCGTCCACGAAGGCGTTGTGTCGCCGCCTGCATATCCTTCTGAGGAGGAAGCGGCTCGGTCTTGATCTCGCTGGCAACCGGTGCCTGCGGTTCTAGCGCTGGGTCCTTCGAAAACTCAGGGATACTGTCATTGATCGGAACCGGGCTTTTCTCGATCGGATTTTCCCGGTTGAGCTGTTCTGGCGATTTGGCAATCTGTGAGATGCTCGCGATCGGAACCTGATACACCTCGCCGCTGCCGCCATCGATGACAACAGCCTCATCGCCTTCATAGCTATCTACACGCGCCATGAACGGGTCGATGCCCTCATGATCAACGCGGACCGTCGCTCCTACGGAAGGGCGACCAGTTTCCGCCGTTGCCGCGGGCGGCTGCGGAGCTTGTTGTGCCTGTCGGGTTGCGATCTGCTCCTCGGCGTGTTGCACCGAGCGCCCGATCGGGCCTTTGGGCTGGGGCGCTGCCTCTGGAGCACGTGCTGCTGCGGCAGGTGCCGCCGCGGAATGTTCGGGGGAGGCTGGGCGGAACGCGCCGCCTGCGCCGCCCATGCCCGCACCCATGGCACCGCCAGCCGCGACACCGGATGCAACCGCCTCCCCCACGCCTTCCGTCAGAGACTGGTTTGGATCCGCCTTCTGAACGGCCGCGTTTTCCGCAATGGTCTGCAACGCTCCCTGTGGCGCTTCTTCGAGCAGGCCCTCGCCCACGAAACCACGGGTGGCCCCGGCGACGATGCGCTTGGCGATGTTGCCACCGACACCCTCGGCGATAATCTTGGTGAGCGCCCGATCGCCCATGCCGCCAAACATGCCGGTGGCAACACCTGCTGTGAGGAACGCCTGGGAGGCGGCGTCCTCGGTAAGAGTCTTGATGGCTTCATCTTCCGACATGCCGCCATGGATCAAAGCCTTGACAGCATCAGTCTGCAAAATCTGCTCGCGCGGTATCTTGCTGATCTTATCGCGAACGTTGCGAGCGGAATCGGCCCCGCCCATGGTGCCCTCGGTGATGGCACCTGCGAGTGTTGCCGTTCTGGCAGCGGTCGCGGCGGCCGCGCGTTCCGTGGCGCCAGCCGCAAGAGCACGCAGATATGCCCCACGCGCCAACACGCCGCCCGGCAACATCGTGACGACGGTCCCGGGAGCGCTTTCACCGACGGTGCGGAGATAGCTGCGAGGATCGCGCCACGCTGGGCCGAATGTATGCTTCTTATCGTCCCACCAGTTCTTGGCGTCGGCGTCCTGCTGGCGTTCGGTTACGCTGGCATTCGCCCGCTGCTGGGAATCGGCCATCTTCTGATCGATGGTCTTGCCCATCACCCAGCGGTCGATGTCATCGGACGCCTTCAGGAAGTCGTCACCGCCCGGAAGCTTTCGAAACACCGTGTCGGCCAGCGACGATAGCGACTGCCCAACGCCGATCGTGCCGGATTTCAGGATCCGCGCTGTGTCACCGCCGATGCCGCCGGACCGGTTGTCCGTCTCCCACTGCTTCTGCCAGTTCGGCAGCTCGCTCTCATCGATCGCGACGTAGCGGCCCGGGTTCTCCGCCTCGAGCTGCTGCTGCCGATCGGTCACGCCGGCATTGTGCTGCTCTGTGAAGGCGCGCATCCGGTTCTGTTCGGCTTGGGCGCTTGCTTCCCCCTGCCGTTGGTCGGCAGCGGCTATCTGTTCATTCACTGTCTGCTGGATCGGGTTTGAATCGGGATAAAGGCCCATGGGGTCTTTGGCCTGAAACCCAGCATCTGCCGTCAGAACGGAGCCCGCAGCGGCACCGCCATTGGCGCTCCGCTTCTCAGCGGCGGCCACGGCATCCTTTTCGCTATCGAAGCGGGCGAAGGTCTGACCGTTGCGCGCCTCATATTTCTGCATCGCGCCGAGAATGCCCTCCTCGTCGTCGGCGTTGAACTGTTGCGGGCCATCCTTGCCCATCCAGAGAGACGGAACATTCACCCACTTGCCATCGGGGGTTTGCCACGTCGTGCTGATCTCTGTCGAATACGAACCGTCCCCGTTCGGCCGACGCTCGTTGGCGTGGAATGGGCGGAGCTCTGGGGCGTTGTCCGGCTTCTCCGGAGACGACGGATTGAGGACCGCAGCGAAAGGATCGTGCTTTTCAGGAGTTAGGCCTGGAGCGTAGGCCAAGACGCCCGCTGACTGCTCACGCAATTGACCGTTCGCGTATTCCCTGCCCGCCCGGAATCCTTCTACCCGCTCCATCGCATCGAGCATGGCAGAGCGTTGAGCTTTGCTGAGTGCAGATAGCGGCGTATCGACCGGCACACCTGCCGCATTGGCAACTGCGTTTGCATAGGCGTCAGTATTGTTTTCTGTTGGAGGAGCGTACCGAGAAATCGCGCCGTAGATGGTCTTGTCGCGATACCCCTTCCCGTCGAAAAGCAGAGTCTCTTTCGCACGGCGACCATCTTCATAGGTGGGGAACACCGCAAAGCGCCCATCCGAGCCAATGGCGCCGAGCTGCTGAGCAAATGGGCCGAACTCGATATTGCCGGGATTGTTGTTTCGCCAGGCGCGTGTCCCCTTGCGCACGATCGACTGACCGTCGGCATTGACGACTTCTGTCCAGCCCTTTCCGGCCTTTGCGACCGTCACAAAGCCGCCCGGGCTTGCCGGGGCGTCATCGCTGAAATCCGGCTGTGGTGCCTGCGCAGGCATAGAGCCGCGCATATTTGGAGCGTCATTTTGTGAAGCGGCCGGCGGAGCTTCGGGGGCCTTGCCACCATAGAGGTTGAGAGGGTCTTTCCAGCTATCGTCTCGGCCAAGGCCAATCACCAGAGGCATGCGCGCGGGCTCCATCGTAGAAGCCGCACTCATGCGCGGGAAATGACGCGCAATTTATAGGACGGTTGGGGGGTTTAGAAAAGCGAAATAGCGCCGGGATTAACCGCGCGAGACAACCCACGTTAAAAAACTGTTGTAACGCTAAGAAATACCAGTTGCTCGTGTCGCAACAGGTGCTAAACCGAAATCAGCCAAGTCCATTAGAGCGGGGGTTTTATGCACTGGCGTCGCGATCTTAAGATCAATTCAGATAAATCGACGCTTCTTCAAGCAGTCGTTTCATATTTCACATCTCCAAGCTTTAAAGCAGTGACGCGCTATCGCATCTACCGGTGGCTCTATCAGCGCGGTCCCCTCGGGAAGGCACTCCACAAGCCATTCTGGTTAGCGAACTGCAAGATGGGCTGTTATATCTCGCCGAAGTGCGAGATCGGGCATGCGTTGTATCTGCCTCATCCCGTCGGTATCGTCATCGGCGAGGGCGTTGTGATCGGCGATGAAGTCACCATTTTCCAGAATGTCACCCTCGGCGTAGGCCGCCAAGGCGGAGCAGACTACCCGCGCCTCGGCAACGGTGTGGTCGCATACACCGGCGCAGTTCTCATTGGCGGGATCGAGGTTGGAGATGGTGCGAAGATCGGGGCTCATACCCTAGTTCGAGAAAATATCCCGCCGGGTGCTACGGTGGTCGCTTCACCGGCTGTTGTTCTTCCGAAGAGGAATAAGCGCGTTCGGAGTAACGCTACGGAGCCGATGTTACCGTCGGCTCCGCAAAAAGGAGATCATCCTATCGTCCCCGACGGGATTTCCGATAGGCTCCTCAGCAAACGCAGCGAACTAGCTGTCTAGGGCACGCTGCGTTTCCACGAAGGCGTTAATCGCAAGATCGCGCTCTTGAGGCGTCATGCCAGCAGGCACTGTGAAGGTATTCCCGTTGTCCGGCACCACGGATACCGTGATATTGCCTTCCGCATCGGTGTGAAGCTCAAAGTCGATGTCCATCACTAAGCCGCCTTGAAGAAGATGGAAGCGTAGGCGTTACTATTCCCATACGAGAATGTCGCCGAGGTGAGGTCGGGCCACGTTCCGAACGTCCCCGCCGTGGAAAGATATGCAATTGACGAGGTTGCACCAGATGCCACCTGGCTGGCGGCACCACCGAGGAAGGCTGAGATGTTCGTCGAGTTGCTACCGAACGACTGAAAGACGGCGCTCGTGACGTCGCCGAGGATGGCGGCCCAATAGAGCCCCGGTTCAAGAGCCACATTCGCGCCGAGCGCCGCAGTCATCGCTCCGGTCGCGCCTGCCGACATGTTCGCGGTCGAACCGAGAGCGTTCCCCGTCGGTAGTTTCGTCGCCGGATCAGAGGCATATATTGCAAGCTGGAAGCTCTTTCCTACCTCTGCCGTTGTGACACGAGCGCCCAGTTCGGAGATCGTGACGCGCTCCTTGACCACGATCGGATGCAGCCTGATTGAATTCGCGCCTGGGGTAGACCCCGCAGACACCACAGCGATCATACCGTGGTAGTAGCGGCCCGACACGTAACCGAAGAAATCGGCGTTATCCTGCCGCACCCAGCTTGCTGCACCCAATGTCGCGTCGCGGCAGATGTACTCGATGCCGGTCGCGGAGTTCAGCCATTTCGAGTTGACCGTATAACCCTGCGAGCTGTCGTCCGAGTGCGTGGGCGGTGTTGTGCCAATATTCACCTTGGGGAACATTAACGCCAGCGCCGCTTTCACTTCTGAAAGCTCTTGGTCAGAGAGATTGCTTAGGTACGTTGCAATGTAGGTCATGGTCCTCTCCGCTAGCCGATTTCAAACCACTGCGCTCGCCACGAGACCAGAGTAGTGATTGTCACAACGCCGCTCCCATCTTGTACGAAGTTGACATTCGTTCCGCTGCCCATCGCCTTACCCGGCATAAACTGCTTGACCGAGGTCACCGTGAAGCCGGGATTGAACGAAAGCGTCGCCGCAAAATCGTTGGTCGGATCCGCGATCTGGTCGAGCCGCCAGAACGCAAGCGTCGTCTTTCCGTTGCTCGCTTTTCGCCACGCCTTCGTCTTGACCGCACCGTTGTAGACGGACGCCGTTACGGCGATGTTCAGAGGCGTGAGGTCCGACCAGTCGTTGAAGTATTGGCAGATGGACTTGTAGGTCCAGAATGCTGGCTTCTTATAGTCGTGGTCGTACCGGATCAGGCCGAGCGCGCGCTCCTGGCTGGAGCCAGTGCCACTATCGGTGAACTGGTACCAAGAGATCGCCTTAATCGGAACGATGTTGCGGACGGAGAGGTCCATGTCCATCAGCATGATACGGGACAGCCAAGCTGCCTGTTTGGCATCAGTGCCGACACAGAGCGAGCCGCCAGTGCCGGCCGAGTATCCGATCTCAGTATAGAACACCGGCATGTTCGGTTTATAGGAAGAGAGCCACGCATAGTAGGCAGCCGCCGCCGTCTCGTAAGAGTTCGGGTCCGTGTAATTAGGGTGCGTCGTCGGCTGGGGCGACGGGTTATTGAAGAACGGTTCCGATTCCGGCGGCCATACCGTACTGCTCGCCGCGCGGTAAGGATGGCAGCAGGCCGCGTCGCAGAAATCGAGGGCGCCGGCGTCAAAGATGCCCGTCAGCCAGTCGATCGCAGGCTGCCACCACATGACAGATGGACCACTGAAGGCAATACGGACGTCGCGCCGCGCCTCCCTGATTTTCTTAGCGATCGGGCGATAGACATCCACATACTCCTGCGTCGTGCCAGACCAGAACGTCGATAGGTTAGCCTCGTTGTGGAGCTCGACGCATTTTATGCATGGATGCCGAGCGACGAACGCGGCGATCATATCTCCAAAAAGGTTGTTCGCCTTGACGTGACCGCCATTCGTTATCGGCGCCGTTGCCTGTGCGCAAAGAACGACGTTCAGACCGATCCGATCGTACATGTCGTACCAATGGTCCAGCAGGGCGATGTTTTCGGCGACCTCATCATATAGCTCCGGGTCGGGGTCAATGTTCTCGAAGCCGCCGCCGTACATCGGAATGAGCGCACCATAGTTGGACGTCGATTTTTGCTTGCTCAACACGAAATCGCGCATCCACCCGTTCCCGAGCTCTCGCAGGTTTTCGGTCATGCGCTCGGCCCTGAATTCGTAAGTCAGCGCCGAATAGAACTTGTTGTTGTTCAACGTCTGCTGCACCGCGCTGAAGCCGTTCTTCTTTGCCGGTTCAGGAGTGAAGCTATCCATCCCGACGAGCGGAACGCCGTCCTCCGTCGTGATGTTGCCGGCAGACATGCGGGCGGTAAGATCCACAAAGTCGCTCCGAAGCACGCCAAAAGGCTGCGCCACCGGAACTGCGACTGGGAGTTGGCTTGTCGTCACACCGTCGTCAACGACCATGACCTGATCTGCGGTTGGCTTCTTCGCCTTCGGAAGTTCGGTCAGCTTCATACGACCACGCTCCTTGCCTTGAGCACGGCATCCGAGGGATCGTCCGCGAATACTTCGACGGTCTCGATCGTCCCCCAAAGGGCGTTCGTACCATTGTTGTTGTAATCGTGGCCGAGAGTGACGAGGTTGAACACCTTCTCGAGGAAGCCGGTGGCCGACACCGGATCGCCGCCGTTCACACTCGTTCGAAGGGAATTGTTCTTCCAGGCGAAGGCCAGTCGGACAACGCTCATGTCGCCGGGATACGGAAGATTGATCGTCCCGCCCGAGTTCGATTGCTGAACGCTGATCTGTGTACTCGACACTGTGGCGAACAGAGTGCGCGTGCCCGTTCCGTCGGAGAACTGGATGAACCGAGCGGGCGACGAGGAGAGCGCCCCGAACTTATCGACTCCCGCCACTGCTCTGACCTGAATGACGCAGGATCCGGCAGAGGGTACCCATTCTGCCGCGCGAAAGCGCAACCTGTCCGCCTGCCGGGTAACCGACGACGACGTGCACTCGATCGGGCTTGACGGCACGTCGGGACCGGCCGATCCGGTCTCAACGGCGGTGTTGTCAAGAGCAACAGAATCGCCCGATGTACCGAGTCGGATGCCGAAGGTGGCGTTGGTCTGAGTGACGGCTGGGAGGGCAAAGCGTTGCCAATCCGTGGTGAGCGTGACCGCTGTCCACGTCGTGCCATCCATCGTTATCTCGACCGTGCCGATTCCGACCAGGCGCTTCAGATGGACCGAAGCAATTGCCCTCGATGACGAGAAAGTCGCCGCCTGCGTTACGTTGGCTGCATCTGCTGTCGCCACGATTCGGGATGCCCCGTTGGCCTCAGCTTGGAGCGCTCCGGCCTGATCCTTTATCGCGGCAATGTTTGTCTTCACCCAGGCCGCGTTCGTCAGGTCTCGATTGTACAGCAGGCGGTTCTGTCGCTGCACCTCGTTGAAGAGGCCCTTATTCGTCAGTCGCAGCTCGCTGCCCTTGAACGTCTGCCAGTCCCCGTTCTGCTTTTGAGCCAGCCCGGTCGAGGTAGCCTGCCGGCGAATGCCGCCGTTCGCGTTCCGGGCGATCGAAGCGGCCTGCCAATAGCGATCGTTCTTCGCATCGAGCGACATGATCGCACCGGCTGAGACCCATCCTGGCATAGATCCTGCGATCTGCCTCGCCATCATTGCTTGCGCTATCGACGGAAACTGGATCATGAAAGCGCCCCGTCGCCTTGCAACAGGAATTGTGCAACGCCACCGGCATTTGTCAGGACAACGAGGGAAATTGCGGCACCCTGCCCCGCCGTGCGGTCGAACGATGAGCGCGATAGGATCGAAGCGCCGGCTTGCAGGTTGACAACGACTTTTCCGGCGCCAGCCTGCACGATCGCCGCATTCCATCCAGCCTCGAAGCTATTCGGCAGGGTCAGCGTCACCTGGGAACCGGCGGTGAACACCAACGCCAGACCGGTATCAGAATCGAGCAAGGTATATACAGTGTCGGTGATGACCTTCGTCCCTACGAGGAAGTTTCGAACCGGAATTCGCTGCAAATCACCGTTGTTCATCGCGAAGGTGCGGATCGCCAGCGGAGTAGACTTCTTCGTCACGCCGCCTTGGACCACCGGAAATTGCTCATCACCGGCCAGCGCATTCGCCGGGGTCAGCATCGAAATAGGGGAATCAGGCATTGGATCGCGCCTCTAGTGCCGCACCGCTTTGAGTGGTGAGGATTTGTCCGGATTGAGTGGTGAGGTAGTTTGTCGGGCTGGGGGCGCCCCCGTTATTCTTGTCGCGAGGAGCCTTGAGATCGTCGAGATTGAGCCGCAGTCGCGGCTGGAGACCGCGAAGAGCGCCCATCAGGTAGCAGCCGTCCAGATTAATGCGTCGCCTGGTGTCACATAGAGGTCGTGTGGAGCATCCGCAGCCTTCAACAGGTGTAAGCGACCGGTCGAGAGGACGGGTGCTTTCCCATCATGGCAGCAGAAGATGTCGACCTTGTTCGTAATCCGGAAGATGGGCAGAAGGCCCTCTTTGTGAACCGCCGTCTGCGTGGTCACGACGCCATCGGCTGGCTCCTCAAACCACTGGGGCAATTTGAACAACGCCTGCTTGTCCACGCCGCGCCCATCACCGCCAGCATAGCCCTGAATAACGTGAACGTTCGGAATTGCACGCGCCATCTCGATTCCCTTCAAGCGAGGATGGCACTCGTGCGCCTGAAAGAATGGCGCACCATAACGTATATTCGTGCGATGAAAAAGACCCGCCCGACCGAAGTCGAAGCGGGTCAAGTTTTACCTCATAGCAGGGCTTGTCTAAGCCACCGCCGCCTCGGTTTCAACCACCTCATCAGGTGGCGCATCTGCCGAAACAAAATCCCGCTCGAACGTTGCCTCATCGTACACGGCAACGATGCCCAGGCTGTCACGGGCAATATAATCTTCCGGCCGCGCCTTGGCATCCTCTGGCACCTGAAGCAGCGTGACGCCGTCGCCAGCGATCACCATCTGGCCATTCTCGTAGATTTCGCGGATCCAGTCTGGCAGCGCGCTCCAATCGTCCTCCGGAGAGGTAATGATCTCGCGGGCTTGCACTGCTTCGACTCGCACGGGTATTTTTAGATATTCGCGCATTGCTTTAACACCCTCCTTCAACAGGCTGTTTCAACTTCGCTTCAGTCATAGCGACGCCTTGACCTCTTCTGCAGTGACCTTGTGGAAGACATAGCCGGTCAGCGCGAACCGATTGCGGTACTCGATAGCGAGCAGCGCCGGATCATGCTGCACACACATCGTGTCGAGCTTGGCGTCTATGGACCAAGGCATGACTCGAGCCGTCGCAATGAGACGGACGGGGTAGTCCATCATCGTCGGCTCGCCTGACCGCCCAAAACCAAACAGGGTTCCGAATTGGTCGAACTTCCGCACCAATCTGAAGGTGTCATGGTCCAGCACCCAGCATACCGGCTCGCAATCCTTTGCGTGCACCTGGCGTAGGATCTCGCCCAGCAGATTGCCGACGTGGTTCTCAGCCTCTTTGAGGTGCTTGATAAGGTCGTGCATCTCACTTCGCCCCGATCTGGATGTGGTTGAGCTGACGCCCCTTGTTGTACGACTCGACAAGAGCCTTCGAGAGATTGACGCTGGCGTCTCCGCCACCGATCTTCCGCAGTGTTTCGGCCGTCGCCGCGAGTGTCTTCCGGTCGCAACTGCGGAGTTTCTGCTCCATGCGATCTCGGCTGATGATCTTGCTGTTGTTGCGATACAGGCGGGCGAGTGCCTGGATGAAGATGGCGCCGAGTGCGGAGTGATCCTTCGACCAGGCAGTGGCCAAGGTACGGCACGCCTCTGCGGTCGCTTCCTCGCCGAACGTGCGGATAGACCTATCAACGGCTGTTACAGCGAGGGTCTTCTTAGCAGAGGGTTTCACGCCAACGGCTTGAATTACCTCGCAGCCGGCACGTGCCAGGACGTCGCGAACGCGTATCATATCCGCGTTTCCGGCCTCGATGCCGGCCCAGTATTTCTCGACGGTCGTAACGGCGGTACGGTTGACGTTCACGCCGAGGAACGCGTTAGCCTCGCCCTGAGTGCCGGCTACGCGGACAACAGCCGCTGGCACTTCCACGATCGAAGGATGCGCGCGTGCTGCGGCTACGCGGTGCTGACCGTCAAAAACCGTGAACGTTCCGTCCGGCTGCTCGGCAAGCATGACGGGCTGAAAATGCGCCCAATTGAACTCTCGCAGGATCTGCGCAACGCGAAGCGGCTTGATCTCACGCTGATAGTTGTGGTCGACGGCGATCTTATCGATCGGAACCCAAATCAACTCCGGCCGCTGACCGAGGTCCATGGATACGCTTTCACTCATGCGATTGCCCTTTTCTGATTATCCGGTAACCCCGGCCCCATACGGTATCGATGCCTATCCCAAGGCCCTTGAGCTTCTTCCGAACCTTGCACACGAAGACATCGACGATTTTGATTTCCGGCTCCTCATCGACGATTGGCGCGATGGCGCGGAGCAGTTGCTCCTTCGACTGCACGCGGCCATTCGAATCGTAGAGGGTTTCGAAGATGCGAAATTCCTGAATGGTGAAGTGTGCGAACCTGCCGTTCGCCACGACAATCCCAGCCTCTCGATCGATGGCTAGCAGCTCGGCAGGCAGGGTTTGCCCGCAGGTCGGGCACTTACACGCTTCCATGATTTACCTTTGAGACCCGCAGCGGCTGTCGCGAATGATCTGTCGCCCTGCCAACTTGGTTTGCCCATTCGCAGTGATGACCCACCACTCGACGAGAACCGGCTCACACGACACCAGCGGCACCGACTTCGACTTCACCTCGATCGTCGGTCGCTCTGGCTTCAACGGTTCCTGTTTCGCCAACGCCGCACCTGTAGCGAGGGAACCAACCAGAGCGCCGACGATCGCCGCCCTCATCTTCAAAATCCGCAAGCGAAGATGACGATGGCCCAAACAGCTGCGCAGATGCCGATCCATGAGACCCACAGATGGAAGAACTGCGCTTCATTGTCCTGTGCTGAAAACTGCGAGATCACAGCCAAGAGCGCCGTGACCGTCACCGCAACGCGGGCCCAATGGCCGCCGTATATGACGATGACAGTTAGGAGGAGCAGCGCAAAGAGCGTAGCCGCGATCGCGCAAAGGATCTTTCTTGCCTCAGACATCGCAATCCTCACGGCAACTGATTGTTGAGCTGATGCAACGCGTAGCGCGCTTGCTCCACGGTTGCAGACAGTTCCAACGCCCGTTTTTCTAGCTCGCCGAACATTCCTCCGGTGGATTCGGAGCGCTTCGTCGAGCCGGACTGCGCGGGCCTAGGCTGTTGGCCACACAACTTGTCGACGATGTCTTCGACGTCTCCGGCAAGCCCTTCGGCGTCTCTGATAGCGCTGACGATAGCGTCGTAAGCATTTGATGGCCGGGTTGGGCTGTCGTCCAAGATCTTCATCGCAAACTTCCTGTTTGTGAGAGATTGGGGCGCGGTAACGTCCACGAACACAGACGCGCGTTGCTTCTTTGCATACCGCGCCCCGGTCCGCTCGGGGGTTATGGGAGACGACTGGTTGCGGAGGTTGGATTCGAACCAACGACCCCAAGGTTATGAGCCTTATGCGCTACCAGGCTGCGCTACTCCGCTCAGTCGATAATGGTGACAAGAAAGTTGGCTAGGATTTTTGTCAACGGGGATCGGCAACATTCACAGATGCCGGAGCGGGCACTCTTGCGCCCGTGCGTCCGTTACTTCGTGACCAGCTCACGGTCCGCCCCCGGGATCGGGAGCAGCTTGATCTCTTGATCTGTGCTGACGTCGAAGGCGAGTTTGGCGCAGCGGCCGCTCTTCTCCTTCAGGATGATCCTCCCGACGCCCGGGATATCGACTGCCTGTCCGATCTTAACCGTGTGATGGAGCATTGTGCCTCACTGAGCCAGGTATTGTTCGCGCTTGGTTTCCGGCAAGGCGGCGAGCGCCTTCTCGTAACCAAGGGAATCGTTCTTCGACAGCATGCGGTCGAGGTGCGCGAACTCGCCACCATCGTCAGCGTCTGTCGGATCGGCGGCAGGCACGTGTGCCAGCGTCGGCGGCGGATCATCCCGCTTCTTCGCTGGTTTCGCCGGGTCCGGCTTCTTACCGTCGGTCTTGCCGCCTGGTGTCGGATCAGCCTTGAACGCCGATGTGATCTCGCCGGAGATCTTCGCATGCGCCTTGGCAAGGATCTTCGGATTGAGCGGATTGATCGCCTCCGACTGAAGCTGACGAACCTCGGCGTCCAGCGCATCACGCAGGAACTTCGACTTGGCGTACTCCGGATGATCGCCCATGAAGTCGGCAACATCCGTCTTCCACGTGTCGATCGCGGTGTCACGCGCGACCTCTGCCCTGATCTTGAGGCTTTTCAGGTCATCGCCTTGCTTATCGAGCGCCTTCATCTGCGCACGATACTCGCCGCCGGTCAGCTCGCCGTCGTCGAACTTCTCGGTGAGCGCGTCCTTCTGCGCCTCGATGCCGTCGATCTTCGTCTGATGATCAGCTGGAAGGATCCAGCGCGGCGTCTGCTCCGGTGGCTCGTCCTCAGCAGTGTCCTCGACCACTGGTGCTGCCGCAGCCGCAGCGGTTTCGGCTGCCTTCGCGTCCGGAGTTGCAACAGCCGCAGCTTCTGCGGCAGCGACATCATCACCGTTGTTTTCGCCGTCTTCATCGTTCCCACCAGTGTCGTCGTCGCCGGTTTCAGCACCTGCGGCGGTGGCAGTCGTATCGTCAGCGCCGTCATCGCCGCCGTCTTCATCGTTCTGGCCCTCGTTGATCTCCTCGAGATAGCCTTCGCGTTCATCGTCAGTGAGCAATGCAAGTTGCTCTGCACTAAGTTTGTCGACCATTTCGCCCTCGTGTTTAACCCAGCCCTATCGGAGCTGGCCTGTTGTCCGCCGGTGCGGCTGCTCCGGGCGGTATCTGTGGTTGCTGCTGTTGCTGTGCCTGTTGCGCTGCCGCCTGCTGCTGAGCGGCGACGGCCAGTTGCTTGAGATTGTTCTCCTGCTCGGTGCGGGAGACGAATCCCGCCTCGTGCAGCAGATGATCGGCCACGTCGGCGAGTGCCGGTGCGATCGCCACCTTGCCGGCAGCATCGAGCGCGGTGCTCTGCGTCGTAACGTTGGTGGATGCCACCTTCGCGCCGATCTCCTCGGCCTGCGCCTTGCTCTTCGCCGCATCGGCCTCGGCCTTGGCTGCATCGGCAACCATCTTGCGCAGTTGCGCCATGACAGTCTGCATCTGCACTTCCGCCTGCTGGGCCTTGGCTTGGTTCTGCGCCTGCATCTCCGGGCTGTCTTCCTCAGCATCGGGGTCCTGCATGCCGGTGACCTGCCGAATCCGCTTTACGATCTCGTCGCCGTTCGGGATGTCCATTGACTCGACGAGGAGATCGAGCGTGACGATCGCCGCCTGGGGGGCGACGGGAGCGAGCTTCGCCATGAGCTCCAGCAGCTTGTCCACCTGCGCTTGACGGACGCTCGCGCGCCAATCCTCTTCGGAAATGACATAGTCCGCCTTGGTGCGGATGATGTCGTTCTCCGGCAGCCCGTCGTTGATGCCGATGTATTCCGGCGAGCCGCGCTTGTTCGTGATGCGGAACTGCTTCTTCTGATCCATGAACTGCTCGGTCAGAGAGAGCTTCTTCTCGCCGCGGACCTGCTGGGCAAGCCGGTGGTTGTCGAACAGGCCCGACGTTGCCAGCGCGCCCTGGGACTGCCGCGCCTCGATCGCGACACCAGAAACCGCGTTGGTGGAACGGCCAAGGTTTTCATCCGTGACCCCGCCGACCTGCTGCAGCATCTGAATGTTGCGAGACATCAGCTCAAGGTGCCACTGCGACAAGTCGCGATCGACGTCGAGCCGGAGCTCCTTGCCGGACTTCTTGACGATGATGGCATCCGGCCGCGCGACCTCTTCGGCAAACTCGTCGAGATCCTCGACGGCGCCATCATCCATGACAACCTTGTTCGACGACAGGATCGCCAATGCCTTGCTGGCGCGCTTGTTGATGTCCGCCTGGATATCGCGGACGTTGCGCACCAGCCCGTAAGGCATGCCATCGCGGCCACGGCGCTTGTACCAGATGGGCGTGAACGGGAACCGGTTATGCCGATATGGTGACGGCGAGAGCCACAGCAGCCCGGCCGAAGTGAACAAGGCCACATAGGTGCGCATCGCCACCTTCCTGACCACCTCGGCCTCGCCGTTGTCGACGTCCTCGGTGTGCCCGGGCGAATACTCGTCGAAGAGCTCGCCAGCAAAGACGCCGCCGCGCATTTTCTCGACTTCGGCCGGCATGCGGAACCAGAGCTCGAAAATGCGCGTGCGCTGCCGGCGATAGCCCGTCACCTGGTCACTGGTGTAGCCGCTCTCGCCCTTGCCTTGGCTTTCGAGCTCGAGCTGATCCATAGGCAAATCGCCATAGGCATCGAGCATGGCGAAGTTGTCGGCCTCATCGACCGAGCGCCGCAATAGCGCCTTACGCTTCGAGAAGGTGGCGCAGGCAACATCGAGGTCCACCCACTTCGAGCGGCCGACATAGCGACCGTCCTCGATGTCGAGCCGGGTTGCAGTGCTGTCCCACAGCATGTTGCGCCAGTTCTCGTACCGGGAATAGATCGGCTCGCCTTCCTCGTCGCCCTGCCAGCCGTCTTCCATCCAGCCGATACCGACCTTGGCGGCATCGCCAAACGCTCGGCTAACCTCGAACGGCTCTCGGTTGGCATCGGAGAGGTATTTCAGCAGCTCAGTCTTTCGCTCGGCCGGCTTGCCGTCTTCCTTCCGTCGCGGCAGGACCTTGAAATCGGTCCTGTTGTTCTTCTCAGTGCCGATGACCCAATCGACTGTGGTGGCGGTGACGTTGAAGACGAGCGGCATCTGACCGCGATCGCGCAGCGTTTGTGCGTCGGCCTCGTCCCACTGGATGCTGTCGTAAAAATCCTCGTCGATCGCCTGATCCCGGCGGTTGTCCGCCTGTCGATCGAGCTCTCGCTGCCAGATGTCGAGCAGGCGGAGATGCAGCCGCTGCATCGGGCCGCTGTCGAGCCTGTTGCCCGCAATCTGCCGCATCGGCGCTGGTGTGTCCGGTATGGGGGACTTGTATTTCTTCTTTCGGACGGAGCCGTCCTCCGCCGCGAGATCAAACATCTCTCATCTCCGTCTCCACAGTCCTGCCGGTGCTGTGGTTGATCATGGTTGCTTCCGCGACCACGGGCGTTGTGTCTGGCTGGTACGGGGGGATGGACAGGAGATCGCCGAGCATGTCGTTGATGAACGACGCGATGAAAATCAGCGTCCGTCTGTCATGCAGGGAAAGTCTGAGGCAGTCGGCGAACTGCATCGCTGTGCGGGCGGCTTCGATGGGATCGCCAATCTCTTCAGACCAAACCCATGCGCGGTCTTGCGTGACCACACACGGTATCAGCCCATCCTCTAATTCGCTGCCCGCTCGAATTAGGACCATGCAGGGCCGGAAAGAGCCATCCAGCCGCAACCATGTTCCGATAGCGGTAATTGGCCCTCGGGTTTTTGTCCACTGGCTACGATTTAGGTCTAGGTCGGGTGTCAAGGTTGTCCTCCTGAAAGATGGAGGACGTCTTGCCCAAGGATGAAAACTGCTGTGATGGCGTCATGCTGCCATCCCTGATCTGTTGCTGCGGCGTGCACGGGTACCGCTGCCAGCACCGGCCCCGACGAGGCGTCTCACCTCGTCGCGATACTGCGCCTTTTGGCGGATCGCGTCGGCGGCGTGCTGGTGGCCGTTCTTCTGAGGATCGCCCGACCACACACCCATGTTCTGGTTCCATGCCTTGCGATAGCCTTCGAGGTGGATGATGCCAGCGGCGCATTTCACCTCGTCGAAGTAGTACGTGCTGAAATCGTCGCGCAGCGCCGGAATGCCATGATTGATGAGATCGGGCGTCCGCGGCACAATCTCGATCCTCCTCAAGCCCAGCTCTTCAAGCATGTCTTTCGGGGTCTGTAGGATATGCGCGCCCTGGTGCCGCTTGTCGCCGTCGTGCGGCAGGAAGTGATAGCCCCACACGTAGCCGCGGCGCTCCATCTCCTTCACAATGACGGAATAGGATACGTCGCTGGTCTCGAAGTAATCGATGAAGTGATCCGCCACGCCGACCGCCTGGTGGAACCAGATCGCCATATCGTCCTTGAGGCCAAGGTCCCAAAACGTATTGACCGGTATTCCCGGCATATATGGCACCTTGCAGATGCGCCCATCGATTCGAGCGCGCTCCAGCTGCTTGGCGAGGTACACGCCTTCAGTCGAGACCTTGAACGCCTCTTCCAGCGTCGTCGGGTACTCAGACCACATCTTCTCGTCTTCGTCGGCGAAGGTGTTGCGGCGCGTCGCCACGTACCAAGCACGCTTGCGTGCTGACAGCGGACGGCCAATCTCCCGCTCCATGCGGTCGAAATAGTCGTGATCCTTCTTGGTGATTATGGTCGCGTCAGGATCTTCCTCATACTCCTCGGCATCCCACCACGATGCGAAGTGCAGCCGGTATTCCTTCTTCGACAGCTTCTTGCGGGAATCGGCGTTGTTCTTCGCCTCGGCCACCATCTTGTAGTAGGCGCCGTCCCTGCCCTTCGCAGTCGACTCTATGAAGATGATGCCCTGCTCGGCCGCAGGCAACGCACCTGTGACGATCTCGTCAGCCTTCAACGGCGACTGGTAGCAGATGATGCCGAACTCGGAGACGTGCAGCCAATTGAGCGTGGTACCGCGCGCAGACGTCGAAACCGAGATCGACGAGCCGTTCGCGAACACCTTCTCCTTCACGTTGTCGGTCTTGATCGGGATCATCGCCCGGATCGGAGGCGGCAGCTTGTCATAAGCGAACTCGATCTTGTCGCGCATGATCTTGGTGGCGGTGTCCTGATCCTGGGCGATGATGGCGCCAGTCTGGTTTTCATTCCAAAGGCAGGCATCGAGGATCATGATCTGGATGAGCGTGGAGAAGCCGCGCTGGCGGGCCTTTGGCACGATGTTGCGATACCAGAGGTTCTGAATGAGGCGTTCCTGCACCTCATTCGGCACGAATAGGACCGTGTTCTTGTCCTTGTCGAGGATGTAGTAGAGGTTGCGGATGCGCCAGTTCGGATCCTTGAGCTTCTCTTTGAGCTCGTCCTCCGACATTCCGGCTAGGTGTTCATACAGCATCCGTCGTGTCCTGCCCGTCGTCACGCGGAGCGAAAGCAGTGTTTCGCGGTGCGTCCGAAGATGCAGGACCGTCTTGGTCCTTGGGGGTGAAAGCGTTGCCGCTGATGTCCTTCAGCCAGGAGCCGAGCGCGCTGTCCTCTTCTACATCATGTTTGATGTGTTTGGTATCCCGCCAGATGCCGGGTCTACGGTTCTGAAGCCAGAACATCGCGGCCTTGGTATCGGGCGGCACGTGCTCGATCGTCTCGACGCGCTGGAGCTCCTTGTCTACGACAACGATCTTCTCGGAATCGAACGTGTAACCGACGGCGCGACGATAGAGGGATTCCTCAACCTTCTTGTCGGCCTCGTCCTTGCCCATCTCCAGCGCTTCGCGAAACTCGGGATGCTCGACCTTCCAGCGATGGATGGTGCGCAGCGCCACGCCGAAGAACTGCGAAATCTCAAGATCGGTAGCGCCCAGCTTGGCGAGGAGCTTCGCCTGCTCGGCGAACTTCTCCTCATAGGCCGTTGGCCTTCCACCTGCATCACCGCTGACCTCGAAAGCCCGGTCGAACTTCCAGTGCTCGATGCGCCACAACACCAGCGTCTCGATGTCGACGCCCAGCGCAACAGCAACATCCTCCTCGTTCTTGCCAGCGCGCGTCATGATGTGAGCGAGGCCGCAGAAGCGCTCCTGGAACGTCACCGGCTCTACCGGCTTCACCGAAGTTGCATTCTTCGCAACTTCTTTCGCAGCCTTGGTCGCCCTCGCCTTCCGCGTCACCTTCGGAGCGCTCTCCGCCTTGTCAGCCACGGGTTTCGTCGCCTTAGCCTTCCCGACCTTCGAAACCGGCTTGTCCTTTAGGGGTGACAAAACCTTCTCGGGCTGCTGCGGCGGGGTTTTCGTCTTCCTGCCTGCCATCAGCGCTGCTCGCCTTCTTCGTATCCTTGGCAAAAATACGGTGCGACGGGCGATCCGTACTCTTCGCGACACCACATCCCGCAAAGGCGGCATTTCCCGCTGATGAACATATGAAACTTCTTCACTGGCGGGTTAGGCTTACCAACTTCCATCCGTGCCGACACAATGCGCGCAATCGCCTCCTGCTCAGCGTCAGGCATGTGCAGGAACGACTGATGCGCATCGTCACGAAACTTCGACCAGGCAACGTCGCTCAGCGGTCCAGCCTCTTTCTCGAGCTCATGCCGGTCGATGCTTTGCATCACGGCAACGATGTTGCGGATCGTGCTAGCGGTGATCATTTCACACCTCCCTGCGCTCCCAGCACCTCACGCGCCTTCCTGAAATCGCCGACGGTCAGTTCCTGCGACGGGCTCAAATACCCACGACGGCGCTCGTCCTCCCAGTCGGGGTGAATGCGATCCGCTTCATCGGCGAACGGCTTCAGAGCAGCGCGCAGGCCTTGGTTCTCGACATAAACGCCGCAGCGAGCCTCAAGGACGCGGAAGAGATCGTCGAGCTGGTAGCCGATGCCATAGCCAGCGCCTAGCATATCGCGGACGCGCTCGGTGAATTCGTGGCACTGCCCGAGATAGCCGGCTTCGTCCATCTTATCGGTGACTTCGCTCATCGTGGTTCGGCTCCATCGGCGGAGAGAGTGACGCGCGCAATGCGCTGAAAATCGCGTGCAGCTTCGCGCCACGTCCCGTCATTCATAAGCGACCATGACGAACCGGTTGGGTGGGCGTCTCGGATCTCCTCCAACGCCGCCGCCAGCTTCTCGGCTCTGCCCTCTGCCATCTGCGCACGGCGGTGCATCTTCTGCGCCTCTTTCTGCCACGCTTCGCTCGATGTCTTCCAATCCACATTGTCTTTCGTCATCACACCCTTCCCCGCTTCTGTCGCTGCCCACGCAAGAGCGCATCCAAATCAGCACGGCCCTGCGGTCGCCCTCTCAATGCTTCAATCAGCTTGACGTTTCCGGTGAGCGCTTCGATGGGAATCGGTGGCGAGGCAGAGACCGATGTCGCTCGCTTCTCCGGCTGCGCCGTATCCTCATCCACCATAGGGTTAATATTATCTATATATGGCTCTGGTACTGGTATTACAGAGCTATTGCTTTGCATTTGCTCCGGCTTTTCGCTGATTTTGTTGCGGAATTTAGCGTTGTCGCCATCATCTCGCTTTGGTTTCGTCGCGACTTCAGCGCGTTTTCGCGAGATTTTCAGCGAGTTTTCTATTTCCGATTCAGCCCGGTGATTGCTCAGTTTTCCCTGCACATTGATGAAAATCTTGCGCATGGAGAGCAACTCCTCGAGGAGTGCACGGACCTTCCGGAGCGAGCAGTTAAGCTCACCGGCAAGCCAGCGCTCGTTGTTCTCGATCGGGCCGCCCTCGTCGTAGATCAAGTCGAGGATCGTCGTGTACGCGCCCCTCTGCTCGAGGGTGAGCTTTCGATATCCTTGGAGGGCGTCGCCGTGGTAGCGGCGATGATAGGGCATAGTGCGGCGGCTCATCCATCAGCCCTCCGGTGGGGCTTCGATCATGCCGAGCGCGTGCAGATAGGTGTCGAGGATCGCATCCTCTTCCATCCGCTCCTGTTCGTCCTTCTTTCGCAGGGCAACGACCTTTTTCAGGATCTTCGTGTCGAAGCCCATGCCCTTGGCCTCGCCGTAGACATCTTTGATGTCGTCGACCAAAGTTTGCTTCTCTTCTTCCAGGCGCTCAATGCGCTGGACAAACGCGCGGAGCTGATCTCGGGCAACACCGTGCGCGTCCGCCGCGCCGGTCTCCCGAGGCGAAAAAGCTTCGACCTGCCGCTTATCGTGTGGCACGATTGATTTGCCGATCGCCTCAGCGCCTGCCGACTTAGCCCCTGCCTTAATCATCCCGGCTGATGCGTGGGAAACTTCGCTATGCATTCTCTACCCCTTCCTCGTCGAGGTGGACCTTCAGCCCCGCGGCTGTCGGTCGCCGTTTCTCTTTGCGTCGGCCGCGCTGAGCCTTCTTCGCGAACTCACGTTCGGAGAGAAGCTTCAGACGGCCATGATGTTTGGAGCGCGGCTTGAGAACTGTAAGAACAGCGCCGCTTGACGGATCGATCACCGCCATGAACTGCCCATTGTCCACATTCGGGAGCCCCAGGCGGACGGCCAGTGCGAGACCGGGCGTCCAGATGAGCTTTCGAACCTTGCGAATGGTGAGACCGACGGCGCGGCAATGAGCCCGCGCCTCTTCCCTCTTGCATTCGAAGGAGCCTTCAAGCGTTGTGTGCAAGATACGCTGCACGTACCGGGTCACCGCATGATTGGTGACGGCCAGCGCCGGATCGGCGCCAGCGAGACTTTCTGCCTTAACTGGGAGGTCCTGCATGCGCACCCCTTCCGAGAACACGGTCGTAGGCCTGAACCAAAACGGCCAACTCGTGCCGGCGCGATGCAATCTCTTTGGCGGGCTTCTGGTTGCCGTGGGAGAAATTCTCCAGCCACCAGAGCTTTGACGTGATGAGCTTTTTCAGCCCAGATGCGATGTCAGCGACGGACAGTACCGGCACTCGGGCCGCTGCCATTCCGACTTTGATCTTCCGATCTTCGGCGCGACGAATGATGTTGTCGACCGACGTATATGTCTTCACGATGCGCTTCCCTCATCCTGCAACCTGCTGCCGTTCGCCTTGCAGTTTGGCTATCTGCTCGTCGATTTCCCTTGCGCGCTCGCGTTTGGCTGCGTGTTCCACCCACCCCGGCTTTTGGCGGAGGCAAGCATTGAGAAGCGCTGGACCAAATACGGTGAGAAGGATCATGAAATGCTCCACCGATGGCTGAGAGCGCCGGTGAAGCCAGTTTTCCACGCTGGCCGCGGGAATGCCGGTCTCCGCTTCGACATGATGGATCGTCGATCGCGGAAACCTATCCCGCAGCCAGGCGGTAAGCCCCTCTACGTCAAACAGGAGTGCTGCGTTCTTCCCGTAAAGTTGCGGTCTGTTGCGGGCAGAACCGCGCCAGCCTCTTGGGCCATATTCTAGGCACTGAGGCTCGTCTTCCGACAAACCAACGCATTCGGGCCGTAACTCCCAACAAGGAATGGAGTTCGGGCCGTGCGGGATGGAGGAGGACTGGCGAGGCAGCAGGGCAATCAAGTGCTGGATGCGGACAGCGTTCACAATCATGGCCTGCTGGCTCACCCGCTTGGGTGCGGGTTTTCTGAAGCGATCGGCGAGGTAGCTAAGAAGCTTATCGATCGTCTTCGGGAGGATCGCTGGAACGGGCCTGACACCCGTTCCAGCGACAGTCAGGATCTGGCTCGCGCCGAAATCCCGGGGGTTGGAAATGGAATGGTTCATTGAGCGAGTGCCTCCGGTATTTTCGACAGGTCGAAAACGTCAGGGCGAAGAAGGTACCGGGAGATGCCGGTTGCTTCCTCGACCTCAAGGCAGCGCTCAAGGGGAACACCCTCGCGCTCCCACTTCAGGATCGTGCTCTTATTGAACGCAGGATCGAACATTGCGCCGAAGGCCTCTAGGCTCATGTGGCGGTCAGAACGGAACTGCTTGATCGGTGAAAGGGGCGTGTCGTGCTGCATAACGCAAATGTTGCGTTAAAAACAACTTTCGTCAAGGGCCAAGGTTGCTTTTCACGCCAACTCATCAAAACAAACCCGCTGCTAGGGTTGCGTCATGAACAACGTTAGGCAGGACAACGGCATGTCCTCAGATAGCAAAAGGCATTTTATCCCCGAGTGGACGGAGCGGCGGCACCTTAAGCAGGCCGACATCGTGCGCGAGCTGGATGTGGATAAAGGCGTGGTCTCCCGCTGGTTCTCTGGC